TGTTAGATGTATTGGCTTACAATACTCACTACAATGGAATCTATACTAACCTAGCAGTTAATGAATGTTTCCTAGATTCTGCCAGCAAACGAGCATCCGTAGTTTCTCTTGCTAAAATGTTGGGTTATATGCCTCGTTCTGCTGCATGTGCAACAGCTACAGTAAATGCTTCTATTACTGCACCAACAAGTTCGCCATCTACTGTAACTATTCCAGTAATGCAACCATTTACAACTTCTATTGATAATGTATCATATACATTCTACAATCGTTCCGCTGTTACTACTGCTAGAACTAATGCAGGTACATATGTTTTTACTGATTTAATTTTAACTGAAGGTACACCACTTCAATACAAATATACGATGGCTCCAGGTGTTCGTTTTATTATTCCAAATGCTAATGCTGATTTAAATACACTAACAGTTAGTGTGCAAGAAACTTCTTCATCAGATGTTTATGAAGTGTTTAGTCGAGCAGACACATTAACTGATGTAACAGAAGTAACTCACGCTTATTTTGTTAAAGAAATTGATGATGGTCTCTATGAAATTTCTTTTGGCAATGATAATCTTGGTAAAGCATTATCAAATGGTAATGTCGTCACACTAGATTATATGGTTTCTAGTTTAGAAGCAGCTAACTCTGCTTCTTCATTTACATATGGTGGTGCAACTTTAGCTGGAAGTAGTTTGTCTGTAACTTCTACTGCTGTAGCATCTGGTGGTGCTTCTTCTGAGTCAATTGAAGAGATTAAATTTAATGCACCAAAGTACTACGCTGCACAAAATCGAGCAGTTACACCTGATGACTACAAAGCAATTATTTTAAAGAATTTTCCTGAGGCACAAACTATTTCAGTTTGGGGTGGTGAAGATAATAATCCTCCAATTTATGGAAAAACATATATTTGTATTAAACCAAGAGATGCCAGTAAATTAACTAATTTACAAAAAGAGTTTATTAAGAATAATATTTTACAATCTAGAAACATTGTTTCTATCACACCTGAAATTGTTGATCCAGAATTCTTTAATATTAAAGTTACAGCATTCGTTTATTACAATCCAAGAGCGACTACTAAAACTGCAACTCAACTTGAAACAATCGTTAAGAATGCTATTATGCGTTATAACGATGAAGATTTAGAGAGATTTGATTCAGTTCTTCGTTATTCAAAACTAACTAAAACAATTGATGAGGCAGATCCATCCATCGTTAATAACATTACTCGTATTATGATTCGTCATCCACACTCAGTGACTTATAATATTGCAACTCAATATGTTCTTGATTTGATTAATCCAATTTCTCAAGATGGTGGTAAACAAGGTGAAGTATTTGCATCTACTGGATTTTATATCCCAAATAGCAACGAATTACATTTTCTAGATGATGACGCCAATGGAAATATTCGTTTGTACTATGTAAATACAAACTTTGAAAAAGTTATTGTTACTCCAGATATTGGAACTATTAATTATGAAACAGGAAGTGTTGTTGTTCGAAGTTTAACTATCCGTGCGATTGATGGAGCATTCTTTGAGTGGCAAGTTAAACCAGAATCTTACGATGTAGTATCAGCACTAAATCAAATCGTTCAGATTGACCCAACATATTTAACAGTTGAAGCTATCGCAGACCAAACAATTAATGGTGACCTACAAGCAGGTTATAACTATCAGTTTAATTCTATTAGATCATAATGAGTCATACTAGTCCTGTAAGAACACCGATAGCATCGGTAGTAAAACGACAACTCCCTGAATTTATCAGGGAAGATTATCCTACATTCGTTGCGTTTGTAGAAGCATATTATGAATTTCTTCAAAATCAAGGTGTTGATCTAACACAGTTTAGAGATATTGATAAAACTTTAGAAAGTTTTATCGTTGATTTTAAAAAAGAATTAGCATATAATCTACCAATCGTTGTTGAAGATGAACGATTCTTACTTTCTCATATTAAAGACCAATACCTTGCTAAAGGTTCTGAAGCATCATACAAATTATTATTTAAACTACTTTATGGTAAAAATGTAGAATTAGTTTATCCAGGAAGACAGATGCTTATTGCATCTGATGGAAGATGGAATCAAGAAATTTCTATTTACGCTCAAGTAGATTATGGCGATGCCGATGATATTGTAGGTAAACTAGTAGACATTCAAACTGCTGGTAGAATTCTTAGAGTTCTTGTTGATAAAAAAGAATCTCTTATCGGTGAAATTGATCGTATTGTTAAAATTGGTAAGTCATACGAAATTGAAGCAACAGGAGTTACAGGACAAAATACAGTTACAGTTGCAACAACCTCTGGAATAGAAATAGGACAATTAGTAACCGCACCACAAAATGGTGGTGGTATTGTTGGTAATACAAAAGTTGTTTCTATTCTAGGTAATGTTATAACATTAAGCAATAACAATGTGGGCACTGTTAATAGTGCATTAATATTTTCTAATGAACTCTATGAATTTTTCTTAGATAAAAGATTCTTTGGTATTGTTAATCCAGGTGATCTAATTAAGTTTCAAGATTCATTTCAAGCAAGAATTGTTCCAGCAACTCAAACATTATCAATCACACAACCTGGAAAAGATTTTAGAGTAGGTCAAGTATTTGAATTAAGATCTGGTGCTGGCACTGGTGCTCTTATGAAAGTTACTGCCGTTGATTCTGATGGTGGAATTAAATACGCAGAATTTATTAAATTTGGTTTAGGATATACTGCCAATTTTGCTTTATCAATTCTTGCAACCAACGATGTGGTTTCTGCAGGCACAGTTAATATTGCAGGTACTTCTACATTAACTCAATTAAATACATATGAGTCCTCTGCCTCAGGCACAATATCAGCAACAACATCGTCAACTACTGTAACAGGAACTTCTACAAATTTTGGACAAGTTGGTGGTGTTGCTGTTGGTGATGAATTATGGACAACAGCAGGAACACCAGAATTAGTGGGTGTAGTTAAATCTATTGCCAGTACTACATCATTAACATTAACAGGTCTTCCAGCAGAACATGATTCTGGAATCACCAGTAATTATTCAGGCAGTTATGTTTTTAGAAATTCTCGTTCTGTTGGATCATTGTATGCTCCAGGTGGAACACAAGCACATACCGACAAACCTACACTTAATGATCGAACAGAAGGATTTAACGAGCAGGGTTATGTAAACTTAGGTGATTATGTAGATTATGCATATGTTGATGCTACATATGCAGGTACTATTATTCGAGAGTTTTCTTTAAATTTTAGAAATGCGCAGACAGATTCAGATGATCCAGCTATTGTTTCTATTTCGTTAGGTGCTCTGGTAAAATATCCTGGATATTTTGAATCTAATAATGGATTTTTAGACGATAGCATTTACATTCAAGATAGTCGTTTTTATCAAGCATTTTCATATGTATTAAAACTTGACGAGAGATTATCTTCATATAAATCTGCAGTTAAAACTATGTTACATCCAGCAGGTATGGCACTGTTTGGAGAATTTGAAATCACTAATAACTATGATTTAAGTGTTGCGTTAGAATCTTTAGTTAAATCTTTAGGTATTGGACTAGAAGATCTTATAGTATTAGCAGAATCATCAGCAACTTTAACAACAACTAAAGTTTTATCAGATACTCTAGATACACCAACTGATTCTACATTTACAAAAGTATTTTCTTCTGTATTAGATGATACTCTTACTACCCCAGATGATGCTCTTACGCAATCGTTTGGTAAATTATTAAATAATACTACCATAAATTATGATGAAAATGTTGAAGAACACTCTATTACGCTAGGAAGTTCTACTGTATTAGAAACAGGAAAGACACTTTCTACATCTTACAGTGGCATGTCAGATTCTATTTCAGATTTTGAAATAGGTAAAGCATTTTCAGATACTCCAGTTGTAACTGAAAGTATTGGTATAGCAACAGATAAATATCTATTTACAGTGTCAAGTCCAGATGAACTGGACCCACAAGACCATACTGGTTATGTACAACTAAATTCTTACTATGGACAAGATTACATCATCTTTGCAGATGAATATTCAGTAGGCTCTAGAGAGTCTACATTTAACACGCTATAAAATAAAGGAGATTTTATGAACCATCAAATCACAGAACAATTAAAGGCAACTGGTAAAGTTCGCATCGTACAAACAAACGCACAGGGTGAAACTGTTAAGGAATTTGAAGTTCCTAATCTAGTTGTAACTACTGGTAAAAACTATATTGCATCTAAAATCGTTGCAACAACCAACTCACCAGTTTCCATGACTCATATGGCAATCGGTACTGGTACTGGCACTCCAGCTGCAGCTGACACTGCTCTTGGTGCTGAAACTGGTCGTGTATCGCTAGCAGGATCTGTTGTTTCGACTAACACTATTACTTACACTGCTACTTTCCCTGCAGGCACTGGTACAGGTGCTATTACTGAAGCTGCAGTTTTAAATGCTTCATCTTCAGGAACTATGCTTTGCCGTACTACTTTCCCAGTAGTAAATAAAGCTGCTGGTGATACTATTGCTGTAACATGGGTTGTAACTGTAAGTTAATTTAACTTTTTAGTTTAGGGTTCTACATGGCAACATCGTCATCTTTAATTAAAACCATTCTGCATAAATCATTGGCAGAGGGTGTCTACAGAGATGTAGTAACAAGAAGTTCAAACTATTATTACTATCTTGGTAAGACATTGTCATGGACAGATGAATTGAATCCTCCATATCCAATTGATAGTTATGCATACGAGCGTAATGCTCGATCTGAAATTATTACAATGAAACAGATTGGTCCATCTGATGTATCATTTGTTATCCCAAGAAGAAACTGGACTTCTGGTACTGTTTATGATATGTATGACGATGAATACTGCAATCAAATTATCGGTATTAATATTGTTTCTGGCGGAGCAGGATTTAATAGTTTACCAACTATCACCATAACAGGTGGTGGTGGTACTGGTGCTTCTTATACTCCAGTAGTTTTAGATGGTCAGATTATTGATGTTGATTTTGTATCAAGAGGGACAGGATATACTTCTGTGCCTACAGTTACTGTAACTGGAGGTGGTGGAGTTGGTGCAGATTTACGAGCAGTTTTAAACTTAGCATATTCTGGTGAGAATAATCTTGAAGATGCTAGTTTTTATGTTATGACAGATGACTTCAATGTGTATAAATGTCTTGATAATAATTTAGATGCTGTTTCTACAGTTAAACCTACTGGAACTTCAGTAACTCCAATATCAACAGCAGATGGTTATATTTGGAAATACATGTATAATGTTCCGATTAATTTAAGAAGTAAATTTTTAAATGATCAACAAATTCCAGTAGTTTCTGCATTAACCAATCAATTTTATTCTAATGGTACTGTTGATAGTGTAATTATTAATAATAAAGGATCTGGGTACACTACAGCAACTTTAACAGTAACAGGTGATGGATATCGTGTAGAAGATCCTATTTTTGTGACTGGTGTTACTGTAAGTAATGCTGGCTCTAATTATTCATCTACTCCGACTATAACATTTAGTGATCCAGTTTCTGATTCTTCTTCATTTATTTCTGGAGCCACAGTATTTCTTGGTCAAAGAATTTACAATAGCGTGTTTGATTTTTACGAAATTACTGCACCAGGAACTTTATCTTCTTCTGAACCTACACATAGATTAGGTACAGTTCAAAATGGAACTGCTGCATTAAAATTTGTTGGAACTAGAGCTAAAGGTAGTGCGTCAATGACAACACCAACTATCTCTGGTGTTGCTATCTCTGGTACTGGTGGTCAGTTTACTTGTACTGCTACTACAATAGCAGTGGGCAATTTAATTGCTATTTCTGGAACATTCGGGGGTACTGGTAGCATTACTAGTTACTCAGATCCAACTACATACAAAGTTTCTGCTATTACTGGTTCTGGTTCTTCTGTAACAGGATTTACTTTAACCACCACTGGCGATGCAGCAATTGTTACAACCGCAGGAACTCCGACTGGATTAACATATTCTAATACTTCAAGACGAAGTGTTGCCTCAGTAAGTTTAACTGGTGCAGTTAGAGAAGTAGATTTAGTGTCAGGTGGATCTGGATACACCACAGCACCAACAATTACATTTTCTGGTGGAGGTGGTTCTTCTGCAGTAGCTACTGCCAAAATGAATGCTGTTACAGGTTCTGTTTTATATGTAACTGTAACAAACCCAGGAGATAATTATACTAGCGATCCAACAGTAACATTTGGAACTGCTTTCCCATTATCTACTGCAGTTTTAGTTGGAGAACAATATTTTGTTTCCAACAGACTTTATACAATAACAGGTGCTGGAACTACTAGTGGAACTGCACCTACACATACATCAGGTTCAGCTTCTAATGGATCTGCTACCGTAGCATATGCTGGAACTCCAGCCACTGGTTCAGTTGTTCGTAGATTTGGTGCAGGATATTCAACTGTTCCTACAGTTGCGTTTAGTGGTGGTAGTGGATCTGGTGCTATCGCAGCAGTTAATGTTTCTAAATCAGAAGCAAAACTGTATCCTATTCTTGATGGCGGACAGATTACTGGTGTAACTATTGAAAACAGTGGCATTGGGTATAGCACAGCAACGATTGCTGTATCAGGAACTGGTACAGCTGCTGTTTTAACTCCAGATTTAAATGTGGGTAATATTGCATCGTTGCAAGCCAATAATGAAATCTTAACTACATCTGGAACTATCAATGCAATTAAACTAATTTCTGGTGGATATGGTTATGGTGTAGCGACTGTTTCAATACAGGGAGACGGAACAGGTGCAACTGCTACAGCTACAATTAATACTGCGACTGGTCGTATCACTAAAATAAATATAACAAATCCTGGATCTGGATATACTTTTGCTAACATAGTTATTACTGGAAACGGTAAGGCTGGTAGGGCAAGAGCAATTATGTCTCCATTTGGCGGACATGGCAAAAATGCCCCAGATGAATTATTTTCTAGAACACTAATGTTTTATTCAAATGTATCTAACGATTTAAACCAAGGACTTGAAGTAAACAATGATTATCGTCAATTAGGTATTATTAAAAACCCAAGAGCCTATGGAGCAAATACTCGTTTCCAAGGAGTTTTAGGATCTGGGTGTTTCTTAGTGCAAGGGGCTATTAATACTACATATTTTCCAAAAGATACAGATCTTGAAGTAGCCAGAGTTATAAGTGGAACTACTTTTTACAGAAGATATCGTATAGTTTCTTCAACTTCTACTGCAGCACTTTTACAATCTTTAGATAACGATGTGCCTGTAACTAATGATATTTTTGAAAACGATGCTGGTCAAACTTTTACAGCATCCTCAGTATCTAATCCAACAGTGGATAAATATTCTGGTCAGCTGATGTTTATTGATAATAAAGCTGGATTTA